ATACATCTACCCAGCCAGTGCATAGTTTCATCGCAGTACCATCACCGCTTTGAGTTTGATATCTTCTGGCTCGCCCTTGAATTCTTTAAGACACTCGTCTAAGCATTGTTTAATCACTTCATCGTCTGGAGAAAGGGTTACATTTTCATAAATAAGAAAAGTGCGTGACAGCCTTCTCTTTTCGATATCGGTAATGGTGATAGAAATTTCGATTGCCATATGTCTCTTGAGGATTCAAAAATATAGTTAAAAGATACAAAATACTTTCTTAAACTCAAAACTTTTAAGTTGATTTTTAAATACTAAATTGTTGAATATCGCGAAATTAAATATTATAAAGGTTTCACAAGATGGAATGGACTAGCGTAAAGGAGAAAATGCCTCCACTTAACGAAAACGTGCTTTTTTTTAATGTTCTGGGAAAAGTGAGTTATGGCTATGCTACCGCATATTACTACTGCACGGAAGAAGAGGAATCTACGTATTTCCATGATCTTTTATCAGGTGATCAAATATGGGGAACACACTGGATGCCTCTTCCCTATTCTCCACTCCATAAAATATAAGGAACTATGGAAGCTACAAATATACTGCTTGGCACGGCTGTTGGAATGCTGCTATTGGTCAATTGGCAACTTTTTCGCATTAGAAAGTGCATAAAGTAATGGAGTGGATTAAGTACAGCAAATACAACTTGCCCCCTCAAGGAATGAAAGTACTCTGCTTTAGAAAGGGTGACATGTGGGTAGCTCAGAGGTTTGACTACAAGGGCAAGGATGTTTGGATACCCATTCCCTATACTGACTCACAACTCGCAAATACCGATCCACCAGATTACTGGGTGCAAGTAGAATTTCCGGAAGGGTATAAGGGCTTTATGCAAATGCAGCATGATAACGGCCCTTTAATGTTTTTAGATGAATATCAAGAGAAGTTTCCCGAAGACCATGCAGTCTTTGTGAAGATGATCCTTGATTCGATGCATAAACCCAAGAAATCTAAAGAATGAAACAAACATATCTTTTTAAGAATAAAAGGGTTGGCGTAAAATTGCTAGCAATGTATAGTAAATAGCATCAGAAAATACAAGGAGCACACGATGACCCACTTAACAAGACTTAAAGAGATTGATGAAAAAGCTAAAATTCATAAAGAGCGATTAGTGAAAGCTATGGGCAACGATTTTGTATCGTGTATCACGGATGTATACAATATTTCATATCAGATTATGATTAAAAAATATTCAGCGCGGGAACTTATGGATTTTTACGGCAATTTTTGCCGCGTTGGTGAATATGCTTTTGCTCCTCAAGTTTTTGAAACATATTACTCAAATATTTAATGAGGCCTACATGAATGACAAACAATGCTCTATCCGTCTTCCTGCCGAACTTCATCGGCAGGCCAAACTTCGCGCTTATGAAGAGGCTAAAACTCTTCAGGATTGGCTAATTGATTTAATCCGCGCTCAGCTTGCTAAAAAAGGAAATTTCACAAAATGAATCGCAAAAGCAAGATTCAAATCATAGCGCTGGCTTTTCTTCTTCCACTTATTTCATCGATTATAATCTATCAGTTCAGGCATCCCGAAAAGACTCAAACTCAAGTAACCATAGACATTTTCAATGGTAATTTGTTTCGCTACATGATGAGATGGCTTCCTTGATTTTATCCAAGTCTCTTGTTTTTAAATGCATGCAATGCCACAATGCGTGCAAAAAAAAACCATGACGTTAGTCATTGCCGGAGATGTTTGATGTTTACGATGATAGGAAATTTGATCTATAGTTCATGCAACAATCGCACCGTGAACCCTCAACGGGCTTCAGACTTGTTCTTCCCTCAACAAAAATACTTTGAAGTTGCAGATATGATAATAGGCCTAGTTGCTTGCATCATCGGAGCAATTTTAATCGCCAATGGTAGCACTCTTCAAGGCGTCGCTGTGATGGGTATAACCTGCTCTACACTGTATGTTTATATAGGCAATATTGTGGCTGCAATCAAGTCTTCTAAATGTTCTGGTCTCGACAATAGATCTTATCTTTGGAATCAAAAGCTATGATCACTTAGGAAGATATACTCTTTGCCACACGTTTTTTTTCATTCTAAATGCGCTATGTCAATCATATCCCATTTTTCTTCAAAATCATGAGGTATTATTAAATTGTCCATAAATGAAAGCGCGTATACCGTTCCGTTATTACACATTTTAAAGGCCACTACGGGAGATCGAGGGTAGTATTCCTGCATTCCATGATCGCTTTTTCTAGATGTGTTGAGATTAACATTGATCGTGTATTCCCTTTTTCTTTGGTCTAATAATTTGGAAAATTTAATCAGTCCCTCGACAATCAGCTTCTTACAATTTAGTAATATTTCCTCGATTTGCCTTAGATTGTGCATCCTATCGCCATTTTCATAATTTCTTATGAGGACATTAGACAAATTCTCAAATTCGGTCCAACCTGTCCACCAGTCCAGGGGAGATGCTTCATAAAGAAAAATGTTTTTCACTATTTAAACTCCTTCCAATAGTAATATTTCTCTGCCCTCTAAGAACCTTATTTGTAAAAGTCCATATCTCTCCCGATGCCTCAACTATTCCAGTAAACATTATTTCATTCTCAATCCCTGGATCGTGGATGAAGTGAGCTAAAAAATTTCCTTTCTCTACATGCCAAAAGGGGAGTGCGGGGTTAAGTTGAACGATCATTTCTTAACCTAATTATTTCAGTTAAAATCCAAGTTAAAATAGTTGTAAGAGACATATTTCGCCAGTTGCCATCGGCATCTATATATGAGATTTCTTCCGATGAAATCATTCCCGCACGTAGAATTTGCTCAATTTCATTAAACACTTCGTCTTTTTCATCCATCTCTCAATTTCCTTTTAACTTTCTTCCGGCTTCCAAGATGGGTAAACCCGTTTTCTTCATGCCAAAAAGGTAGAGCTGCGTTAAGTTGCAGAATCATTTTTAAACCGACTAAATCTTAGCGTTTGCGGTGTGCTTAAACGTACGGGCTCTGTTGTTAAATCTTCTAAATATTTCTTCGTCGCTTCTAGAAGAATACCTAAACCTATAACCGAATCCTTCCGTTTTGTTTTCTTTCGTTGCTGAAGCGTCTTCTTTTTTTTGGGTGATCTGCTCATAAAGCTCTAAAAATTTCCTTTCGATTTCCTTAAATTTTTGTTTCTTTCGTGGGCAATTCCGGAGTTTCTTTTTACTCACAAATTTCAAATATCGATAAACTGCCCATAAATCGGTTTCATCATCCCTGAACTTTGGACAAGGGCTTGATAAAAGGCGTGAATCAAAAAATTGAAGTATGGCCGGATGTATTGGGCTAATAGCTGTTATCATTTTAACTTTCTTCCGGCTTCCAAGATGGGTAAACCCGCTTCTGTAGGCACATACACAACTTGCATCTCATTTGTTTGTAGGCCTTGAATCCAAAGATATCTAAGATAGCCCTCATTGTTTTGCAAGGAATCGCCTATTATTTTATTGGCTCTTGCCACCCCTTCCGCTCTAATAGCCTCAGCATCCCCAAGGGCTTTTGCCGCTTCTTTTTTGGCTTCCGCTTCTAGAATGGTAATCTTGCGATGAGCTTCCGCGTGCGCGTATTCAGATTCGCCACGTTTTCTTTCTGACCATACGGAATACTCTTTATTTAGAGCCCCGACGCCAAAACATAGGCCCAATATAACCACCACAAGAGCTAACGCTCCCACACAAATCAAGAATATGTCTTTCAATTTCAAATGCTCCATTCAACTAACCTTATTTTTCATCTTCTGTTATTGGATGGGATGGGCTCGAACCACCGACCCCTTGTGCCAAAGACAAGTGTTCTACCACTGAACTACCATCCATCATAAGTTCTCTTTCTCATCATGCTTAGTTACTAATCCCAACCCTAAAGGCGTCATCTCTAGCTCGCTTTCCTCATAGGGCACTTCGTGGTGGTCCAAAAAAGATTTGAGTAGCACAGTATTTTGGCAAAACTTCACGCCAAAAAATTCATCCAACCGCTTTTCCATTCTGATTCCATTTCTAACTTTCCCCATCCTCTTTCTCGGAGGAAAGCACAACATGACGCCCCAACTCCATCATTACTTCCCCCATATCCACGCCATACTTTCTTTTGAACTTCCGTTTTTTGAAAAAAAATAGCAGCCTCGCAATAAAGAATCTCATTTTAAACCCATCAGTATTTCAAACGCTTGCGTCGCTTGCTTAGGAACCACCGCATTGCCCAGTGCTTTAATTCGGTCCAAGCGACGGGGTACCCCATCAGCCATTCGACCCAAACCGGATTCAGCTTTCCACCTTTTGTTTGTGCTTGCATGTTCACTCTCGCCGGAAGAGATGGAGAATCCCGATTCCTCTCGCTCGGCGAATCGTTCCGCTTGCAATCGCTTGCTCTCGGAGTAGGCCAAAAGAAACCACCTCTCTCTTTTATGGGTCGCTCCAACGCTTTCAGCGGATATAACGCACCACCTACAATCATACCCCATTTCGGCAACTTCTCTAACGACTCGAAGCCCTCCTCGCGAGGTAATGGCTGGAACATTTTCAAGGAATATGAAATGGGGCTTGATTTCTTTGGCCAAGCGCACGATCTGGAAAAATAAGCGGCTTCGCTCTCCATCCAAGCCTTTTCCAACTTGTGCGATACTGATATCCTGGCATGGGAATCCACCGTAGATAATGTCGATGTTCCTTCCATTTCCTCGAACGCATAGGGTATTAACGTCATCCCAAATGGGTGCTTTGGGCAATAGACCGTCAAACTGTCGATTAAGGAGGATTGCTTGACAGTAGGTATCAATTTCGCAATAAGCGATGGGTCGCACCCAGTCGCTGAGTGCAAGGGTGAGCCCTCCGATTCCACTAAATAAGTCCAAACCATTTAACATGTTCCCTATAGTCCTAACGTTTGAAAATGTTATTAATTTTTTTTACATGGACACCACGTGTCAATAAATCTCTTCATTTCTGATAAAAAATAAACCATGCTATCAATATCGGAAGGACGTCTCTCTAAACCTACTTTAGCAGCAAATACACAGAATAAATGTTCGGCAAACTCTTGTTGTCGCTCATCTGTAATTCCTAATGCATCTAAATCCATATACCCTCTAACGTCTGATAATTATACTTATGTTACATTTGCCTGGAGGACTCCAATAACCCAACCTATTGCAAATGAGAGTAATATGATCCAATGCATATGTCCCTTTTATTTTTCAAATTCCAAATGCCCTCACAACCTATTCTGAGGGCTGCGAATTTTTATATATTTCGCCCTTTTTGATAACTTCCATTTTCTCAATCCACCATCCATCGGGCGATGCGCCAAGCTCTTGATTGGCGGCTATCGTAATTTTAAGCTTCATGTATTGCGCATCCTTATAACTCTCGTAAACGCCCACTACGCATTTTCCGGCTTTGCTCGAATGCCCTAACACATAAACTTCCATCTAATCAATCCGCTTGGTCAAAATATAGACGATATCTTCTGATGATTCAGGCAATGAGTTTTTTAATCTCTGCGTAGCCTCGCACGCCTCCTGATAAGTCGGCAAGACGTCTACGATTTCATGACCAAGCTTAGTCCTTAATGCCACAAGAAAGATCTGTTTTTCATCCTCATCGTCTACATCAGTTGCTAGCTCAAACGATACGATCTCCGACTTTCTGACCCATGTTCGATCTTTCCATACAAAGGAATCCCTAACACTTGCCATCTCTTCAAGGAGATAATCAAAATCTGAAGGGGTACTTTTTGGAAATTCAAGCATACATCCATTTTTCATTGAAATTATTATGTCCATTAGAAGGGTACCTTTTCATCTGCTGTTGTTTTTTGCTGGAAATGCTGTACTTGTCCCGAGTCAATTTTGTCGCGAATAGCTTTGTAAAGCGTCTTGGTCGTTTTCTCATTCCAACGGCATTGATTGCGCGACTTCTTGGTCCCATCTTTTGCGACGTATTGCTGGGCAGCAAAGTTAACCCAACCTCTACCATCCTCTTTTTCAAAAAGTGTGGCGTCAATTTCTTGATCACCCCATTGTGGAATGCAGACGGTAAAAGACGACTTAACGCACCCTTTGTCAATGCGTCGATAATTTATAATTTCCATATTTAAAATAATTCCTTATACGTACAGTTATGGCATCCTGCGAATATGTGGCACCCATACAAGGGGAATGCAATGAACTCCACATATACTTTTTTTCTTATCCCCTTCGTTTGGCACGATGGGCAAAATCTCTCTTTGAATTCTCGAAGCTCTCTCTTTTTTTTCTCATAAGCCGCCGCATCTTCTGATCTCAGCTCATCTCTTGTCTTTTGATTTTCCTGTTCTATTAATGCAATGACTCTAAACGGGAAGCTCCCATCTCGAGGAAAAGCATTAACTTGAGAGATAAAATCACTCAATTGCTTTAGTTTCCGCTCCGGTTGCCTCGGAACATGACTCTAAGTTCGCATTATCCGACATTAAATATTCATCTACTTCCTCATCCCAAATCTTATATTGCTCATCTCTTAAAATTTGCAAAAGCCTTCCTATTGGTATTCGAATAACGTGCCCGTTTTTTTCGACTATGAATTCTTTAAATGTATCTTGGAAAACCTCTTCGAATACTGGGTCTCCCAGGCGTATGTAAATATGTGCCATCATTTCTTTCCTTTCATTAACATATCTAGAATGCAATGGTTTTGTACAAACCATGGTGAATCCACTACCACCATTTTCTCTTTCGGATAAAACCGATTAAACCGCTTTAGCTTCGTTATCGACTTCTTATCCATGAATCCCTTTACCTCAACCCAGTAATGCTCGCCTGTAAGCTCTATTACCTTAAAATCGGGCTTATAGCTTCGGACTCCCCTTTTGATCGTTTCAAACCAAAAGGTTTCAGGTTCATAGAGCCAGTCTGTAATTTTATGTTGCTCTTTCATAAATTGCAGGTACCCCGCGTAACGCCACTCCCAAGAAGAGCGAAAATAGATCCTTTTTCCTCCGATCTCTTTCCAGCGAGCCGATGAGTTAAAGACTCTTGCTGCTTTCTTTCTTACAATTCGTAAAGGTTCCATCGTCTCTCTTACATGCTTTTAGCCACTCTAAAACGGCCTGCTTAGGATAAAAAACCTTCTTGCCGATGCTGAAGTATTCAGGGGAGTTATGTACCGTGCGCGCGTAATAGGCACATTGCACTGAAGGGTAGAGGCCAACACTTACAAGGTCGGCTGGTAAAGCTGGATCGGGAAGTGCTTTGGATATTTTTTCGATGAAGTCGTCACAAGCTGTCATGATTTACTCTCTCTATTAAAATGTCTTCGATGCTCGAATTCTGCAATTAGAGCACAATAGGTAAAAATTTCAGTGTCTTTATGATTTGAGTTTTTCATAAGTCCTTGAGTTTTATTTTTCTGATCTCTAACTGAGACATGACAATTTCTTTAAATTTCTTATCGTCAAATTTTACATGAATAGCTTTTGGCCCATTTATAAATTCAATGTAATCAGGGCCGACTGAGATATCAGGGCGCGGAAACTTTTGTTCTATGAATCGGGCTAGTTCTTTATTTTTCACTGGAAGATCAGCTATAGGGATATCCTCCATTTCCGCCCAAAGGGAAGCAAACTTATCGCGTAGCTTTGAAGCTGAAAGAATTACCTTGCACCACTTAAAGCCGTTGCTTGATTCTTTGTTCTTGGTGCTCATTAAATATAAGATTACTCTACGAATATCCTCCTCGGAGTTCCCATCCTTCGAAAGCATCAGATCAAAGTCGCTTGACCATTTTGCGAAATCAGGTTTTTTGACCTTCGGGTTTATCTTCCTTAACTCATCGAAAAAGAAAGAGGCTAGGCGCTGCGATAGCGGCGGCGACTTATCTTTATCCTCCCCTTTATTCTCTATATAAGGAGAGAATCCGGTTTTCCGGGCATCAGCTGTCCGGTTTTCCGGATGTGAGCTGTCCGGTTTTCCGGATAGCTGCTGTCCGGTCTGATATTCAGTTTCCGGAACAATCGCTCTTCTAATGGTTTGCCTTCCGTTAAAACTGACAACCACTAAAAGCGATGCATCTTTAAGCTCTTTGATAACTTCTTGCAATCGACTTCTTTTTAAACCTAAGAATTGAGATAGGTATTCATCCGATGCGTAGCAGCCTCCCTTTTCTTTATCATGAAGAGATCGCATTTCAGCCCATAAGCATTTGGCTTGGAGCGAAATATCTTGCCTGAGCCAAATCTCGGCAGGGATTGTAATATGTGTAAAGTTACGCAATAGATTATCTGACATGGAGCCCTCTAAAATATTGAGGGTTTTCTAAAATCTGCAGATCTGATAACATTCGTTTATCAGTTTTTGTATTCGTGTTCTTGATGCTCGGCGACCACCGAGCATTTTTTTTGCCTGCGTTTTTCATAGTGTCTGCATCCTTTTTTTTGATAACAGTTGTAAAAATAACAAAAAAATCATAATATTCATTGAAATACGACTCTTACCTAACAAAATGGGTGTTTGTTGTAACTCAAACCCACTCAAGTGGGTACAAAAAAAAACGGTTTTAAGCCTTAAAAAAGGGCTTTACGTAAATCAAAGAGATTTTTTTCTCTTTGGCTCTGTGTTTTAAATCCTACCTTGTCCCCGGCCAAAAGGAATTTGGGGTAGGATTTGAAATTGTTTTTACTGCTCCCTCAATTCCTGGGGGAGCATCCTTTTTTATATCTTCATCCTCATTTAATTCAAGAATTTTATATTTCTTGTTAGTCTTCGTTATATCTCTTTATAGTTACTTCACATGAATATGATGTATTTCCTTTAACAATGCTTAATGCGGGAGCATCTTTAAAGTGATCTTCAACTAGATCGCTTAGGCTGATCTTCCCGTTGCTTACTGAAACAATCTTATCAAAGTATTTGGCCGTTAGATTTTGCCTTCCGTGTATGACTTGATAAAAGTAAGTAGGCGAAACGCCTATCTGCCTTGCAAACCACTGCTTTTCAATACCATTGTCTTTAAAGAATCTTTTCCATTTTTCAATCATATCCATCTTTTGTTTTCATACCTCTTTACATAAATGATGAAATTGCTTATCTTATGAGGTATATTATGCACACATTGAGAAAAAAATCAACGAACAAGAATTTTGAAGGAATGAATACAAAAATCATGAATACCGATGAGATACATAAAATTAATTATTTAAATGAAAAGAACGCAACTAACGAAATTATATTTGAAATCAAGGAGCATTTAAAACATATTCAAAAAACGTTAGAGAAAATTGAAATGTACTTAGGAATAGGAATATACCATGACTGCGACTGACACCATAGAATTAAACGAAAAAAGAGATAGCTATCCTAGAGTATCTGATATTTTAGGGAAGCAAAACGCCAATGCGATGCGATCAATACCAGTTGAAAGGCTTGTAGAGGCCTCTCTTCGAGGATCAGCCGTTCATAGATATTGCACTACCTTTCTTGAAAAGCTCTTTATGCCTGAGATTGAGGAGCAATACTTGAAGTACGTGGAGTCTTTTATCCAATGGGCGAACGCCAATGTTGATAAAGTTCTTTTCACATCCCGTCGGCTTTACGACGATGAGTTGAAGTTTAGCGGTGAGTTTGACGCTATCGTCATCTTGAAAGATAGCGAAATCCCTACGCTGATAGACATAAAGGTTACCTGTCTACCCTCTAAGACATGGCCTTTGCAGCTAGCGGCATACCACCACTTATGTTTAAAAAATAATATCCAGGTTGGGAGAATTATGAATGTACACTTAAAGAAGTCTGTAAAGACGAGAACTGAAGAAAAAGAGGGCAAGAAAGTGAAAGTTTCTTACCCCCTTGTTGTTGCTAACCAAATTCAACATCTAAACATTAGTGCATCATGGGGCTTATTTTCCAGCGCTTTGGCTTGTTACGATTATTTCGATCGTAAAGAGCAGAAGGAGGCATCCGATGTTTGCGTATGAACTTCCCCTATCCCCTCCTTGTGACGTATGGAAAGAATACGAACTTCCCAAGCATTGCGAAATGCGCATTCAGGGTGTTTGCATAGACATTCTCATGCAGGGTGAAAAAACAATTTATCAAGATGCGTATGACGCTATTTACCAGCTTGTAGAAGCGTCGCTTGAAGATGAAAGAATTGAAATGGAGATGCAGGCTTATGACTAATTATATAGACAAAAGATTGAAAATGGCTATCGACGATATGATGGTTTCATTAGATGCGATTAACGCCATCATTAAGAACACGGAGGAAGAATTACAGAAGGTCCCTTTTTCATGTGTTGTAGAATTTTTTATCGAAAACGAAACAGCTTCTTTGCAGTGGTATCAAGAAACGAAAAGACTATGGGTTGATTGTGTTTCTTTATGTCTTGCTAAGCCTCTCCTTGAATGTAAGGCGCATATTAGAAGTGAATGCCTTCCGGCAATTGCTCACCTAAAAGTAAAAATTATTAATGAAATTCAGCTTATGAATGCAAGATTAGGAAATAGTTTAAAGCATGTGAGAGAAGATATATGAGCCAACCTAATGTAAAGCAGCTTGACATTGGCGATAATGTCGCAATCGATTGGTTGATGTATCGGTCCTACGAATTCAATCGGACCAGATCACCGCATGTAAAACCCGAGAGTTGGCGCAAAATATACTTCAACGCCGAAACTTATGAAAAAATATATCAGCAAAATAATACTTTAGAGGTGTCACATGACTACGCCCGCACTTGATATGCATAGCGCAGAACTTGGAAAGCTCTTAGAGGCTTTAGCTAGGGCGCAGGCCATCATGCAAGGGGCTATCCAAGATAGCTCCAACCCATTCTTTAAGTCGACCTACGCTGATCTTACCAGTGTCTGGGAAGCCTGCCGTGATCCTCTTACTAAAAATGGACTGAGTGTGATTCAGACAACACAAATTATAAATGGGCAAAATTGTCTTGTATCCATTTTAGGCCATCTTTCGGGGCAATGGATCAAAAGCGTGTTGGAGATTAAGCCTTCTAAGCCAGACATTCAAAGCTTAGGCTCAGCTATCACCTATTGCAGGCGGTACGCTCTTTCTGCTTTAGTGGGTGTTTGTCCGGTTGATGATGACGGAGAATCTACCATGGATCGCAAGAAGAAAGAGAGTAAAGCCATAGAAGGCGACGAAGCTCCCGTGGCTATTTCATTTGAGATCCCAAAAGACGTTAGCAAAAGCTCTGTAGAAAAATATATTTCTGAGAGCGTAAGAGTAAGCGAATCCCCTAGAAACTCGGTTGTTAGAAGAGCTAACAAAAATCCAGAAGGTTTTTTAAACGCTCTTCGTGATTGGGAAAGGGAGTATTTTATGAAACTCAATAATATCGGGGTTTGATTGAAATAAATGAATTTAAAAACCTCTTGTTAAGAAGTTTATAGGCAGCTAAAATAGGCAGCGTAACTAACTCCGGTTTCATTTTTTTTACCCCGTGATGTTCAATGATCGCGGGGTTTTTTATTATCTTAGCCTTAAATACTTTTCGCTAAGCTCTTGAGTCTGAAAACAAAATTCATCATAGTCGATCCTATTTTCATTAAATTTCTTTTGGACTATTGCTAACTTCATATTGTAGACGTTCATAAAAGCTTGCCTCATGTCTTTGATAAGTTTGTCATATCCCTCTTGAAATTCAGGAGCTAATTCGATCGTCTCATCTCTTTTCTGAATGAGGAATTTTATAAATACCTTTACGGATTCCGTGCTTACATTCTCATCAGCCACTAATTCGCTTTTTGTCATAGGAACATTAGTGAAAGGGTTCCTTCCAGACTGTTCGATAATTTGCTCAATAACCCATCTCTCATATAGCCTGCCATCTTTATCTCTAACGCCATCTATGACTGGAGCCATTGTAATACTGCAAGAGAGGTGCTCTAAGATTTTATTCTCTTCTAGGAACACTCTAAGGCTAAGACCAAATTCCTTTCCTGTTTCCGTTTGGCACCATTCCAGATATTTCGGATAGGTCCTATAGGTGGCAACCCCTGCTCCTATTGCTGTTCCTACACCAAACCCAACGCCAAACCCAATGCCCGCGCCTACTCCCATTCCTAGAGGGCCTCCAGGGATTCCTAAAGCTCCGCCAGCGATTGCCCCGACAACTCCGCCAGCTGTTCCCCCGCAAAGGGCGCCTGTTCCAATGATCGCTAAAGCTTCATAGAGTTCGGATCGATTTCTATCTAAGAACTCTATTTTTCTCCCCTGTAGGTTGTTGCTTTTTACACGGTAGGCATTCATTAGCTCATGGTAATAGTCGCTTCTAGCATCCTGCGCATCTTTTAATCTCACTGTGCTTGAATTCATAAAAAATCCTGCGTTTATTTTTTCACTCATTTTGGACTTCTCCGCGCTGAGCTACCTCTTTTGTAAACTCAAAGCATAAATATTTCTATATTTAATGCTGTGCGCGTTAAGTCTTAGCGAGTTATTTATATGAATCTAGGATTTTGAGGAATTTTAAACTTCTGAAGTGGTTTTTTATGCCACCTCAGAAGACCGACACGGATACGAGATATGAAAATCTATAAAATCTTTTTCTAGTTAAGGCCATAAAGCCGGATTGTACCAGAGGTGATATTTCCAGATGCAAAAAGGAATTTGAACGCATTGAATACGACGCCCGATGTACCTGTTATAAATCCTAAAGAATAAGTTGCTAATGTGGTGTTGTAAAATGCAACCTGCCCCCACCAACCGCCATTCCCTGGCGTTAAAAAAATTGTACCATATAGGCCGACGCCGTTACTTTGACTCTTTGCCATCATGCCATAAGTGGTCGCAGTGGCATTTGTAACCGTCGCTGAATTGTAGGCGCTATAATTTATGCCGGAAGTATATCCGGAAGACGTATAGTTCGACCCATTATCTACAGACACTTGCATTTCAAAGTCTTGAGCGTTTGTTGCAGCCAGAACGTTAACAAAAACAACGGCATAAACTGAATATGTTGGCAACGTAGTAAAATTAAGCGACGCGGAAGTGGAAGCATCGAGTTTCTTAATTCTCGCCCAGCCGCCACCTATCGAAATGTGAGGCGATTGGATTGCTGCGTCCATGATAGATGAAGAGCCAGTGTAAGTTATTGTTGAATAGGTAATGGTCCCAGCGCCCGTGAGAGCATTTGTATTGCTTGAATTGACACGGCATCCTGTATCTATGCTAACATTTGTGCCTGTCCCTGCCGAGATCGCCGATGCTGATCCAGAAACAAAATCGGAGTACTCTGCGCGAGTTGTTCCCGTTCCCACTGTTGTTAGACAAGTATTATTTCCAGTATTGAAATTCGAATAGTTGATTTGATAACCACCCGCACCTGTTGTGGCTAGCGGAGTGCTAAACGTGGTGTAATCGAATGATACGCTTCCTGATGTAGTGCTTGCCGTCGAACTGGCGCCTGTATTAGTAAATGAGCAATCTCTAAAGCCAAAACTACCAGTGGAAGAATTTTCAAAAACTGCGAATCCTAAGCCCGTGTTTCCCTCGCATCGCCATAGGCGTAGAGCTGAATCAACATTAGAGGATGTATTTGAGATGCCCGTGTGGTCACCTGATTGGATATAGCACTCTATGAGCGTAAGGAGAGACGTACTTGATCCACTCATTACGATGCAATAATCGCCATTTGTGGTTAGACGTATGCCACTTATGGTAACAACGCCCGCAGTTAAAGTGCACTTGCCGACGATATTGACATTTGCCGTCGTGCCGTCACCAACCCATGCGGCTAAATTGACGCCCGCTTTTAAAGTTAAGTTTTCAGTATATGTGCCCGTGCGTACGAAAACGGTATCGCCTGAAGTTGCGGCGGTGAGCGCGCTTTGAATCGTCGTGTGGGTTCCATTCGCTGCGCTCGAGGAAACTACAAACTTTGCAGGTCCATAATTATTTGTTGAAATCGCATGTGTAAATGTCATTAAAATCCTTTAAGCAATTAGCCATGTTCCAATTACTGAAACGGCCATAAAAAAGCCTTGTGTCGCATCGAAGCGGAGCGTGATTGAATCGCCTATGCCTGTACTCGTTGCCGTTCCCGCTGCTGATGAAAGCAATGTGCCCACGCGTATTTTTTGAGAACCTACCGACTGAATTACTAACGCTCCAGCTGTGGTACATGAAAAAATAATGAGATCGCCATCGGCAAGACCTGCTGAAGCTGGCAAAGTGCGAGTTACGGCTGCTGTGACAAATTCGCCGCTATTTAATGAGGAGGTTGCGCTTGAGCCGATTTGAGAAAAGGGAGGTGATTTGATAGTTACTGTTCCACCCGCACCGGACGTTTTGCTTCCAGAAAGTCCGAAAATATTTAAAATATTAGCAATTGGAACCGCTGATCCTGAATCTTCTTGATAAGTTGTCGCAACTGTAGCTCCAGCTTTCAAATCGATCGTTCCGGCTCCTACTGTAATCACGACTGATCCATTCGAAGAAGCTAATGCTCCAACACGAATATTAGGCGATGCAGTTGCTCCGATTAAGAGTTGGCCGTCCGCCGTAACTGTAGGAGCTGGAGATACTGATCCTGAGAAGTCAACGTTATCGGCGTACATGGTGTCATTGATAAAGCCTGCCATTATACCCCTGCCGTAACTGATGTGTAAGTAATGCAGCCCTTCCAGTTAATCACTGTGCCAAGGCTTCCAGTAGCTCTTAAGATCACGTTTCCCCCAGAGACTACCAATGTAAAGCTAGCTCCAGAAACGACAAGATCGCGATTGATGATGAGATCAACTGAGTTAATCAAAGTAGCCGTTGCACCATCGGTTTTAAATGTTCCGGCAGCCGTTCCCCCAACTCCTGATTGAGTAGCTGCTTTTCCGGCAACTATCGCATTTAGAGAGTAGGTTGCAGCCGAAGCGCCTAAGGCAAGAGTTACCAAATCAACGGTCGCTGTGTTTATGGTAGAGCCAGTTCCGCAAACAGTTGCTTGCGCAAGCCCGACAAAGAGCGTATTCGAAGCGATATCGCCTCGAGTTACGATGCCTGGAGCTGCCGTATCTCCAAAAATATTGATATTATTTGCACCATCTGGAGGAACTGGATTTGTTCCCGTGTCGCCCGTTAAATCTGTAACGGTGCCAGGTGGTGGTGGAGCAGCTGAGGGGTCTACAAAAAATTGACTCATCTGTACCCAGCTATTTGTAGTTGGGTGCTTGTGCTAGAGGTTCGTCCGTAAATGATCTGACCCTTACGCCCATAGAGAGTTCCCTCGCCCTGATCATCCGCATGGTTAGTTTGCAGATCGATAATGAGCGTAGCGCCTGGAGGCCAGTAATCGTGTTTGTTCACCCCGTCATAGCTTATGTCAATCCCCGTAGTCGTGCTGGGGTTGAAAATCTTTAGGATTTTGATATCATCGGAAAACCCAGACCCATTGAGGGCCTGGAATGTTCCTGATAATCCAGCTAGATTAAATGAAGCTGCTGTAATGCACTGAAAAGTCGAAATTTCGGCCATTTTATCCTTCCGTTACGCAAGCATCTTGTGTTGGAATTTCTGGCTCTTTTACTTCTGATTCTTGTTGTGCTTTAGCATTGTCTTCTACTTGGCCGAGATACTTCATAAACTGGAAAAGCATCTCTTTTGCAATATGCAAGGGGGTATCATTTTCACAGAAAAATACACCTTGTTTGCCTTCTATGATCTGCTCTAATTTCACAACATTCTTAATCATTAGTAATTTGCCTTTGTTTTTTTAAGTTTGTCTTACGATAAAATACGCGAAGGATGAAACATCCGCGGTTTGAGTTGATGCAGGTGTAGTTACCATCAAACTTGTCACTGTAAAGCTTGTGGCCGCACTGATTGAATAGGTCAGTTCACCCAAAGTTACAGAGCCGTTTGCTGCAAGTCTTGAAAGAAAGATTCTATCTCCCGCAGCAATGTTGGTATTTGCTATTGTCACCGTACCTAAAACGAGAACACTTGATCCGATGAAGTCTGTTACGGCTCCGCCTTTTACTCGTAATTGAGTGGCCGATGATGTTAGGCTTAAATTTCCAGCAACGTTGACTAAGCCCGATCCGGCTTGGATTGTTGTTGTCGAAGTGGTGTTTGTTGAGCCTAAGGTCACCGTTTGAGCCGCGGCCCCCGTGCCAATTTTTATAACGTTGGCCGAAGTCGCCGAATCGCCACAGAGATTGATTGTCTTGACACCTGTTGAATTGGCTAAATTGATTGTCTGGGCGCCTGTACCGCCAAAAATCGTGGCCGTGCCCGTGTTAGCGCCGGTGCCTCCGATATTAAAGGTTCCAGAAGTAGTTGTAGGGCCGAATGTATAGTTTGTAGTTGCTGCGCCGTCGAGGCTAAAGTTGCCCGTGCCTGCAAGTAGGCTTAGAGACGAAGCACCTGAAATTGTCCCGATAACTGTCACGTTCGCGACAGCCCCTGTGGCAATATTTACCGCTTTCGCGCTTGTCGCTCCTGTGGCGATATTGACAGTAGTTGCCCCTGAACCTACGCCTAGAGCCAAAATATTAGTTCCAGAAGACGAACCAACTGTTAGGGTGCCTGTTTGTGCGGTGCCCCCGATGGTCATCGTGCCTGTAGTTGTTGAGGCTCCGACTGCGTATGTCGTTGCAGCGTTACCGTCGAGGCTAAAGTTGCCCGTGCCTGTAAGGAAAGTCAATGAGCTTGCCCCTGTGCTACTACCTAGAGACACTAGGTTCGCTCCGGCCCCTGTGGCTATTTGGACCGTTTTTCCCCCTGTCGAATTGGCTATGGCAACAGTTTGAGCCCCTGTTCCTGGAGCAATTAAAATATTTCCTGTATGAGCGCCTGTACCACCGATTCCGAGTGTGCCTGTCGTCATTGCGGTGCCCAGATTGATGGCTCCGGCTGTTTGAACGACACCTAGCGAAAGCGTTCCAGCTCCCGCTCCATTCATAATTTTAACGGCATTAGTACCCGAAGATGATCCAAGGACCAGATCGCCCGTTTGGGCGGTGCCTCCGATGGTTATGGAGCCCGTTGTCGTAGCCAAACCAATCGCATAAGTTGATGTTGCTGCGCCATTCAGAGCAAAGTTTCCGGTACCGACATTTATCGCGACTCCGGTAGCTCCTGTGACATTTCCGAGGGTGATCGTTTTGGCAATCGCCGTACCAATATTGATAGCACCTGTACCTGAATCAATCGTTACGGAAGTTGCACCAGTTTGGTTGCCTATTACGACTGGTTGTGCGATCGCATTTGCTCCCACAGTCACCCCAGCCGTTCCAGCGTTGATGACTACTTGCGTAGCCGATGTGCTATTGCCGAGGGTTATCACGCGCTGAGCGGCCCCAGTACCTATATTTATATTTTGAGCGACCGCGTCATTACCAATTCCGATGACACCAGCCGATGAATTGAGTTCTAAAACGCCCGCTGAATCAATTAAAACGGTATCGGCCGAATTTAAGACAATATCGCCCGTACCTGTCGATGTGACGGTGAAGCTACCCGTGCCCGTGTTGATTGCGACAGCTGTTGCGCCCGTCACATTTCCCAGCGTAATTACGCGAGCTCCGGCCCCTGTACCGAGGTTAATCGCCCCCGTAGATGCATCAGCGCCCAGATTTAAGGCTGTAGCACCCGTAACAACAGTAGCTGAGCCATTCAATGTGGCTAGACCAGTAACGGTGAGGGTTGAGCTTGCGGATAGGGTTGTGAAAGCTCCGGCAGCAGGTGTTGTCCCCCCGGTAGCTGGAGGAGCTGCAAAAACAGCTGCCAAGTTAGAAGGCTGCACTGCCAAGGCTGTAACGCCAGGTGTGGTTGCCGTACCCGCGACCGCTTGCGCATCTGTGGCTAAATTGGAGATTCCCGTTACACCCGTTTGAGCAATCGGGGCACCTGCAATGACTAAGGCATTTACATAGTCGAATATTGTTTTGACTGCTGGAACAAGCGTCGTTGATGTTCCAGTCGACATTTGGCCCGATGTGGCGAGCTGTACGATACCAGGGGCACTTGTAGTAGCGTAAGTGTTGTCACCAATATTCCAAACACCATTACCTGATGTTGTATAAAGTACTGGCGGATTTACTGCTCCATTTGACCATCGAGTCCCAACTGTGTAGATATCTTGTGAAGTCGGTGCTCTTTTTGCTGGTATAAGAGGAGGATTTTGAGTGAAGTTTACCCCTGTATAACCCAAGGGATTGGAAGAAATTGAGCTGGCTGCCATAAAAACCTTCGTAAAATTTTCAAGTTAAAAATTTCTACGAAGGCGAAGATCGTATTTACAGCCTAAGACTCAAGAGGAGCGAAGTCTTGCTTTACGCTACCAACAACATACTAAAGTAAATTTATATTAGCAATGCAAGTTATGAAAATAATTAAGGAAAAAGATAATGAAAGTCATTGAATTATATCGATAAGATGATTATCATTAGAAGAAAGGGGCTTGCAACATGAAAGTGAATGCCAATGATGTTTTGCTGCATTTGGAACAAGAGATCACCCGAAACAAGAAATATATCGATTTTATGTTAAAAAACACATTCCATTCGGAAGATCATAAGGAAGGAATGCATATTGCATATCAACATGTTTTGGAAATGATCTATTCGCTTAAAGAATTGGAAATTGAGAGAACCATAAAATGAGCTTCTTAGGAAGGAGGTAATTATGATCTGGGTTATAGCCACAATTTTTTGCTTAGGCTTGCTGAGCTGGGGTATCTATTGGAGTATACCGCATGCAAAAGGACGTTAACTGGGAAAAGTTGGGAGTCTATGTAGCTGTAATGATAAGTTTTTTGACTTGCATTATCTATATTGCGGACATAAAAGAGCGTGTTGCGAAATTAGAAGTTAAAATTGAAAGGCTTGAAGAAAAGAGATGAGCGCACAAAAACAACTCTCCTTTTGGGATCTTCCCATTACCAAAGACAAATTGATGTGGATGGAATTGAATGAGCTAAAGGCTAAACAAAACAATCTACGGCGCGGATTGTTTGGGCGTTTTGATGAGCTTCAGAAAGAGGTTGAAAGTCTGCAAAGGCAGATTGTGTTTTTGCTGCATAAGGGAGAAAAATAATGGAAGAAGACCGTACAAAGCTTTTATTTGAAAATTACGAGAATATGATACTTTCTTTTCAGAAAACAGAAAGATTTAACAATGCTTTATTAGCTGCAATGGAAGAATGGCTAGATGATGAGATGCTTGAGAAAATAGCAACTACCGTTAAATCATTGACTGAAGGAAATGCAAAATGAAAAATGAATCCAGAGATCAATTTGTTGAAGAAATATTTGCAAACATCGTAGACCCTATATGTGTCTTCATTATCATTGGCTGTTTTGTCTATGGTTTTAGCGGGTGCTTCTTCTAGATCTAACGTATCCTCTGATAAGGATATCCCGCTCTCTTTATCCACTGATTCAGAGCAGCACCAATAGACGGATTCTTCATAGGCCACCACTCACCCCACTTGTTTTTTCCCTTAGTCTGAGCAAAGGCATTCCCATGCTGTAAGAGCTGGAATATTTGAGGAGGTACGCCATCATATTGATAAACTGGTTCTCCCTTATTTCCATGGAATCGGACAAGCAGTTTGCCAGTCTTGGGATCGTATTGCATTCCTGATACATTACTGGAAGGAAACTCAGTATTTGGAATGCCACCTTCTCCAACGCCTGGTTCTTGGACTGGGCGCAATTGTTGAAGATGTGCGATTACTGTAGCGAGATGAGCTGGATTATTAACTAGGTCCTGTAATCCTTCGCCTGGATAAGTTCGAAGGTAATTGACGAAGCGGTTAGGGTCTTCCCCGCTTAGAATCCATAGCAATTCTGCGCCTTGAGGGATAGGTTGCATTCCAGGTCCAGGCGGTTCTTGAGGGGGTTCTTGTGGTAGTTGCTCCTCTTCAATAAACTGCATGATCGATTGAAGAAATTCCGCAACTTGTAGAGCTTCTCGATCGTCTAACTCATCATAAGACTGTTCAAGTTGCTGCATAAAGGCGGCGATGAGCTGTAGGAGATCATCATCCATTTCCTCTCATCCGTTTTTGAATTGCTTCAGTAATGGCTTTCATACCTTGAAGAAGTGCTTCTTTTCCCTGACCACTAGGCTGTGGTTGTTGAGGCGCTTGTTGTTGTGTTCCTTGAGCTGGCTGCTTTGGCTGAGATTGGTTTTTAGTGTAAAACCGCTTTACAATCTCCGCGAATGGCATCTTCAAATTTCTTTCTAAATTGGATACCTGCTTTCCATGAATATCGGGTTGCCCTTTGATATTTTCGATGGCATCATCTAATGTAAGGCCGTTGGATAAATCAAAATCTATTTCCTGTGCGATATCTGGTGCTATTTTTGCTAAGGATTGCTCTTTCTGAGCCTCTTCAAATTGAGTAGAAATTGATTCTCTTGATAATTCGGAGGGTTCTTTGGCAGGCGGTTGACCTTTTTGATCACCATTAAATAGCGATCCGATTACCCCTGGAATTGCAGCACCCGCAAGTCCAGCCGTTGCAGCTGTTGCGGCAGCTTTTGGAATCTTAGATAGAGCATTCCCCGCAACATTTCCTTGTTGGACGCGCTTTAATCCTGCTTGCTGATCTGGTCTCAATCCCTCTTCAGGTATTTGCTCAAATTGCTCTCGAACATAATCTAATGCTGATTCGAGGCTATATCCAGCGCCTGCGGTTCCTGCAAAAAACTTTGACATACCAGGTATTTTCTTTTCTAAAGCCTTCTTAGCCAGATCGCTTGGTATCAATCGATTAAGAAGAGGTAATATTTTGGAAATCATGGTTTACCTTTGAATATGTTTTTCATTCCTGTCCAAATGTCTCCCATTGCAGGCCAAAAAGGAATTCCTTTTGAAATTTCTCGAGCTTGTCTTTCATTTGTGCTGAATATCCCTGCATCTCGATTTTGTTTTAGCCTATTAAGAAAAGCTGAATCGTTTAATCCGTTTTTCTTAGCCTCAACGGCATAAGTTAAAAGGCTATCATTATCAGTGATATAAGGAGAGATTTTATCCGCTGCTTCCACGGCTAAAGTGGTAGGGTCTTTGCCAGGATAAAAGGCACCCATTTCACCCTGTATGGGCTTAGGCATTTTTTTAAAAATAGTATTGATGTTTGGGTTCTCTGGAGGGAATGCAAATGCGGATGAACCTGGAGCTGAAAGATTGAATTTATTGGCAATAATATCTTGAAACTCTTCAAGTCCTTCTGCCTTTTTATAGGCTTTCCTTGTCTCATCTATCGTTGTACCAATTTTAGAAGGGCTGTAATCACCCGACTTTAAGCTTGAGGCAGCTCTTGAATCTAAAATAGTTTTGGCCTTGGCGATATCCTTTCCTATTTCCGCATATTTAGTGATGAGCTGCTGCTCAGATAATGTATTTTTGGGATTTGCCAGGTCCTTTACCAATTTCCTCTGTAGTTTAGATTGGATGGTTCCTGGAATGTTTGAATCTGTCGCACCTTGAGTAACCGTTGCATCTTTACCCCATTGAGTGCTCAATCCCTCTCTGACTCTTTCCTCTATTGCGTCTGCGACATCCCCTACTCTTCTTTGCTCTTCAAGATTTGCAATCCTAGTATTTTCTTCTTCTCGAGCGCGCGGTAATGCGTCAATTGCTCCTCTTGGGTAAGTATGGATGTTCCCAGCTGCCAGTTCTGACGCTCTTGGCATTAGCTCTTCGTCGGATTTTCTAACTATCGGAGTTAATTGGGATTTGGTTGCTTCAATGCTTTTCAGTGAGGGATTATCTAATGCAACATTTTTTTGTTCGCTATATTGATCTTGAGAAGGTGGTTTTGCGCTTTGAGCAAATGGCATCGATGCATCTTGAGAAGGTGGCGGATTTCCTCCTCCCGCATTTCTTATTTTATCTCCCTCTTCTCTTATAGACTGATCTTTTAAAAGAGGGGCTAAAGTGTATAAATGCTCGGCTGTAAATCCAGGAATTCCGGCAAGCCTTGTAAATTGCTGAACGGGAGTTAAGCCTTTGCTCTCCTGTTCGAATTTCCTTAAGCCAGCGGATAATCTATTTCTTTCAATCTCTTTAGGAAGTTGCTCGCTAAGACCTTTTCCAATTCCTTTACCAAGGCGCCCAAAGACATTCCCGTTATACTCATCGTCTATAATCGTTACCATTGCTTATCCATTGGTTAATGAAGAAGTATCTTGTTTTTTCTGTGAGCCGAATTTATTGCTCAACCAATTACCAGCCATATTTCCAGCTGCAGCTCCTGCTGTTCCTCCAAATGCAGCTCCCGCCACTCCAAGTGCAGGTCCTGCAAAATCGATTAACCCTGGCTGTCCTTTCTGATAGATATTCTCATTAAACTGACCTAGCCCGAATTGTCCCATCTGGTTGAGCCCTTGAGCCCCTTGCTGTCTTAGCTGCGCTCTGATCGCACCTAATCGCTCGCTAAGGTCTGTTCCAGCGTTGACCGATGCATTGCGAAATCCGCTACTAGAAAGCCCTCCTGACCCCATGCCTGCAAATTGCTCGCTAAGTCCTGGAATGATCTCTTCATTGAAACGTCTCATCTCAGGAGCTGCATAGGCGTTGAAGGTGTTGCTATCATCGCTTAAGAGGTCTCTATAATAGTCGGCAGATGCGCCAAACGCCCCACCCGCTCCTTGTCCTTGCATAGCTGCAAGCATTTGCTGATAGAGAGGCTGTTGCTCTTTTCCAAGAGTCGATCGTTGCTCCCACTTACCCTGTGTGCCTGTAAATAATCCCATATAATTCTCCTATAATTCTTGAGTGTACTCTATGAACGCATAGGCTCTATTAAATGCCTGCGGGGATGTTATATTTAAATTTGTAGCGTCCATGACCACATCATTTCCGCTTATGACTCTTGCTGTAAACCCAGCCGATTCTGTCCCTGATACCCATAAGTCAATTAGCGTAAAGTTAGCATCGAAGACAATCCCATGGGGAAAAACATTGGCTCCTATAACCAATGGGCTTACATCGATCACTTTCCTAAGTACGCTTCTAAAAATGCCAGGATTGTTGCCAGGGGCTGTTGTACCTGGAATAAACGACTGGCCGCTTAGAAGCTCTTCATCGAGTAGCCATCCAATGGTGCGTACGTTTACCGCATTCGATATCTTCTTTAAATGTTCAACAAGAAATTGCCTAGCCTCTTCCCATTTTTCCGGCACAGTGTCATAGACTGGGAGATAAGATTCGAATTCTTGAGAGGTTTGGGAGGTCATGACATCCTCAAGAAATCTAGGGTCCAATAGAGGTTATTGGCAGCTCCAGGAGTGCTTACAAGTTGTAAAATGGATCCAGAAGTTTGAAATCTGATGGTACCTGAATTAACACCAGCCATTACTAGGAAATTAAGATCAGAACCTGTCCAAATGACAAAAGCAATATTCGAATTAATTACGCCTGGGACGCCCGTCATATCACATGCCGTTGCAATGCAGAAAGACCTAGCTAATCCTGTAAAGTCAAAAACGGTGACTGGGACGTTAGCCGTCGTAATTATTGGAGTCACCGGAGAATGGATGCTTGTCAATGGAGTAGGTACGGCGTTAGAAGGACCACGCGAATAATTAAGGACACCAGCATTTGCACTGTCCTGGAAGGCATACATCTTAGGCTCAGCTGCAATCGTGACTGGAGGCAGAGCGGTTGGAGGACTATCGATAAAGGCTGGAGTGGTAATCTGATTGTGTTTTCCGTTATCGGCCGTAAGGTTTGCAAAATTGTAATGATCGATCCCAAAACTAGAATTTGCTTTATCAAAATTCTGTAGAATTTGACCTTGGCTATCGGAAAGATCATCGTTTGCTTGCGGTATGGCAGGATTGTAAATGCTCATATTTTTCCTATATATTCACTAATTGTTTTCCAGCAGGTCTTACCCATAAAATTTGCGCATCTATTTGGACGTCGGACTCCTGAGCAATTGTTGTGAGTTGCTCATTAGAAAGTGTCCATTGGATGGTTAAAAAGTTTCCTCTTACGGGGCAAAAGACACGCTGCCAATTCTTCAAACTCTGTATGCCACCCGCTGAATAAGTATTTACGATGGTATTGAAAAAGCTATCTGGCTGCTGCGTGACTGGATTAATATTTTCGGGAAGAATATTGATGGGTGTTGAGTCGTTATAGTCGAGATAGATATTCATGCTAATGGTGCCCGACTCTGTATTATCCATCAGTACATCGAGGTATCCCATTTGGATATTTTCGCCCTTGTCAAGGAAGTTGAATTTCTTGCTAATGATGCTAAAACCGTCGCGTATAGCTAGTTGACCTCCCCCATGAAATGTGCCGCTCGCATGTAAGACCGGAAGGGTGAAAGCTTGCGTGACGGATGCATACTTCATGAGTTTGAAGGTGTCGAGAGGGCTACTATTTTGATCTACGATTACGGCCCCTATTTGCCCATTCAAAGAGGCAAATGGATCGGTTGAAGGTATCCCTAAAATCTGAATGACTTGCCCAGTTACTAGGTTATGATTCGGACTTTCAATGATAATAGGAGGGTCTGAGTTAGTGGTCCCAAATCCAGTAATATTCTTAATGTAAAGGGTCACATCATTTGAGACTTTAGGCTCAAGATTCGATGAGAGGTACATGACATACCCCTGTTGATTACCACCCACAATTGAAGGGAATTGAGAAGGAATATCTAACCAAGGAAAATTTGCCGAGGACCAAGGGAATTCGCATGAAGCCCATGTTCTGGCTACTGGACTTTGAAATGTCCCAAGCGTAGTAAGAGAATCTGTAAAAATAGCCCAGGAATCGTTTTCATAGTTGTAGATCAGCCGTCGATTGGGAAACTTTCCATTGGGAAAGTCGCCAGGATTATAGACATAGGTCCAATAGGCTAGCCTTTGCTGAAAATCTCTGATTCCATGAACGCGCTTTGTTCCGTCATTTGAGTTTTTAAATTCAAAGACAAGATCGGGAATCTTAATGTCGATGCGCTCAGATTTAAAGCTATCGCACTCAACTACGCCTTTGTCTCCGATTCCTACCAGAGACGTATCAAACTGCACAGCGCTAAATGTGCTCTCTGAGCCAAGCTCACTATTAACTTTTTCGATCTGGAAAGGAGCAATAGAGCGCCCAGTATAGCGCAACTGCCAAGTGCTACGCTCACAATAAATAACAAGATTGTCACGAACAAAACCGACCGCAACAATCGATTCAGATGTCGGAATATCAAGGAAGCCTCCTTTGCCTCTTATATCATCTCTCCATGCCGTTGGAACAACCGGAGTAACAATTGCGCTAACGGTTGTGAAGGGATTGCCAATTTCTGCCCAACGAATGCGATTGGTGTAAGCAATAGATGTTGCTAGGTTCGCCCCTTCAAGAGTATTAAACGCAAGAAGCCTTCCTCGAAAAGGGAGTAAAGCTAGGCACTGATTTAACAAATTAGGAGAAGGTGCGGCTGCATCTACTGCGGGAGCAAAGTCAATCCAAGCTGTTCCATTAGTATAGCGTATGGGATCGCCAGCCGTTCCAGAAAAGTTAGTAACCCAAAATATCTTTTGATTGCCGTTTCCAACCCAATAATTTGTAGACCAAAAGAAATCCGAATCACTGCCAGTCCAAGTTGTACCTGGAATGAACTCCTGCCATCCACCGATATACCGATAAGCATATTTGGTATCGAATGCGATCAGCTGTTCTACGTTGATCGAGTTTAGCTCTCTTGAGCGTAAACCCATAACGGGAAGATTAGGAAAATAGGCAACTGTGATGGTTGTAGCAACGCCCGCTCCCGCTGTATGGGTAAGTGTGACATCTCCCGTGAGATAGTTAATTACGCCGCTATTGCCAGGAGTTGGACTTGTGAGGGTACCATTTCCTGTATCGGTGAAGACAATGGCGCCTAGGGTGATTACAACGCTTCCTGGTTGAATCTGCGCGTTTGCTTCTGGAACTATGGGAGGTACCATAGTAGAGTAAATATTGAAAGTCCAAGGAGAAGCACCAGAATTTCCAATTGACACCGCCGTAAATAATCGTCTTAAACGTCCAAGTAAGGCTAGTCCTTGTCGTCGTTTGATTCTCTCTCGCCACACGTACGCATTTTCCAAAACCGGATATGCGTCATCTGGAAGCAAGAATTCCTGCCTCGACTGGACCAAGCCCGTTTCGGGTTTACGAATATAGAGGGGTGAATAGCTCATCTAGCCCCAATACCCCCAGCTTCCGTAATAGTTTCCTTGCCCCTGAACAGAGGAGGAAAAAATAGTAGAGTTTCGTTGACCTATTTCTTCTGAAGCTTGTCTCTCTAAAACGAGGCCCTCTTCATAATCAAAGGCTGGCTGTAATCCCTGTACTCCCTGAAAATCTTGCCTATCGAAAAGGATATCAATAGCAGCTCCATAGGCTATGTACTTAGCCCACTGATTCAATATGGGGGTATCTGTTGTAAGCATGAATTGAACGGGCGTAAGGTAAGCTTCGATTTCGATCTTGTGGACAAGTTTAGGAATGGGCCTAATGGTGAATTCGTTATTCCAAAACAGAAGAGAATAAGGTCTGCCTGTTGTGTATTGAGAGACGAATAGCTTCATAGTCTGTCCCGATTCTGGAGCCACGTTGCCACCAGGAGCTAGAGAAAAGTCGATCGTAAAAGCTCCAGTTACATAGTTAACCGATCCTATGTTTGTGACTGCATTCAACCCAGGATTTCCAGTATTGAGATTGAGCATTCCAGGAATGGGAGCCGTTAAGGGTAGCGATGTATTTTGAGCAGGGACGGAAACTTGCGCGTTGGGGGTGAGATATTGAAGATTGCCGTTCCCATCATCTCTCACCTGAATAGGAGCGCCTGTAGCATCAACTCCCCCAAGTGTGACTGATCCTCTCAAGAAAGGAACTGATCCAATTGTAAAGCTAAACTGTTGAGTGACTCCATCCCCTGCAATTGGCTGAGAGAGTGTAGGCCATTTTGGCCACATAAGGAAGAATTGCTCTCGATCTTTTGCAAAGGTGCCCTCTATCCCATCGACATACATCGGTGATCTAAAGCCCTGATTGTAGTTAACATCGACTGGATAGCGATCAATATAGGGCTGCGTATAGAAGGTATAAACCGACCGCATCTGATCGGTTTTTATCGTGTTAGGAAAGTTTTGATTATAGAAATTGTTTACGTATTCCTGAATAGAGGCAGTAGGTAGAGAGGATTCACTTGATGATGCAGTGAGCCTTCTTATTTTTCTCTCGATGTAAGCATAAGTAGAGTTAGCAGGAGCAACAGTAGGCATATAATCAAACCATCCATAAACGTTTTAGAACGATACCGGAACAAACTGGTGTAGTGGTTCATCTATCTCATCTTTCTCAGATGGATTGTCTCCGTTCTCATCACATCTTCCTTTACGGATGATTACTTTCTGATTGTTCACCTCATCGATTAGACCTTGAGGTATCTGATATTCTTTTCCTGGTATGAAATGCCAAATCTGAACGGGTTGACCTGACCATCTGCAATAGGGCTTCGTAAGTCTTTCGTGTTTTCCCCTAGAATTGAGATATCTAGCTTTTACAAGCTTGGACTCTTCTTTCTTAAGCTTTTCAGCCTGTACCTTAGTCTCTGGCTTCATGTGTTTGAAGTCGTCAAATGGCACGCTATTGGCTAGTGTGTTGATTAGGCCGTGTTGTTCTCCCCATGAGGTGACTTGCAGCAATGTCATAGTTAGTTTCCTGTGTTGGTTAAAGAATGAAAGGGTTCGGTTGTCACAGTGTAAAGCGCTTTACATCCGGCAGGGGCTAAGCTTGCAGGCTTAGAGGGTGGAGGGAATGAAGCGCCTGGAGTGGCAAAGGTATCAAATTGGGTTGCGTTAACTTTGAGAGAGAAATTGAGAGAGTTAATCGCAAGAATTTCGGCTGTTAATTCGTTGGCTTGAAACATGCCATATGATGAGGGAACGGAGAGGCATACAAGCTGTCCTACTTGGTATGTGTTGTAGATCGAATCGACAACAGTGACGACCATAGGATTGGTTTTAGTGATCGCGGAAATGAGAAGCATTCCAGGGACAACGGGCGTAGGAGGTAAGTACGTATTTGCTGACATAAGACCAAAATATAGGGGGGCAAAAACCCCCCATTAAAAAACTAAACTTCCAACTTGTAGGACATCCAGTTGATTACATCCGCGTTTGCACCAGCGGGGCTTGCAGCGCCACCAGCTACGAACATATAGGGTGTAAACTCACCTGTATGGAAAGGAGTTTGGCTAAACTCATATCCAGTCTGTACAAGAGTTACCGGATTGTAGGCAGTCTTAGAGCCAGCAGGCGAAAGAGTTGCAAACAAAGCAGTAGTTGGGCTTGAAGTCGATGCAGGGAAAGCAAAAGTCGTAAAGGCTGTGCTATCGATATCGACTGTCATTGTGTAGTTAGCGGCTGATAGAGCGGTAACTGTCCCAGTCAAGTTATTCATCTCAACCATTCCAAAAGATGATGGAACGCTAAAATGAATCTTATTGCCGACTACATAATGAACTGTTGGGTCGACTGAACATCTAACTACAGCGCTAGTTGCCTTTGTGATCTCTGTGATGTACAAAAACCCAGGCTCTACTGCTGCGAATTTAGAAATTCTACGTGTGTTTCCGGCAGTAGCTGGAGCTGCAAAGCCAGAGGCTCTCAAACCAATTAATGTATAGCCTGAGCCAGACACTGTAGAGATTTGAAAGGGCATGCCGCCGATTTGCAACATCCCTGTGGTGTTGTATAAACGAACGATATCACCAGCAGCGTATGTGTTGGTTTGAGATACAACGGCTGGAGATGCGGCTGTAATACCAGTGATTGCATTGGCAGCTTGAGCCTCTACTACGGGTGCTGTAGTTACGTAGGTAAAGCCATCTGATGCAGTTGAGGTTGCGAAAGTGTCGATTAAAATCGCACTCGATGCCGCTTTTCTCCATCTTAAGCCGTCGTTTGCAGCACTTTGACCCAGTCCAAATTTAGGACCAAACCATTCGCCCGCAACACATACTGTTCCAGTTGCAGCCATTTGAGTGACGTTAACTGTTTTAAAGTAATCGGCTGAGCTTGGAAGAGGGATCTTTACCCCTGCGCCTGTTGATGTGAATGAACCACCATCTAATATTGTAAAAGGCATATATAACTCCTTATAGTCTTGTAGTTACGTTTAAGCCAGAGATCCAGTTCTGATTGGTGATTGCTCTACCGATCGCAAACTTGGCGTACAACTGACTGTTTTGAGCAACGGAAGACACAACATAAGGAGGTCGATATCCTAGGATTGAGCTATAGCCGTTTTGTTCTACCTTAGCGGCAGCTTCGAGACCAAACATTGGCACTGTGTAAACTGTGTTTCCTAGAAGAGATGCGCCTGGAGTCTTTGCAGCTTTTGAAGAGACAAAGAAACGGAATCTGCTTACTGAGCAATATTCTTCTGGTCTCAAACCGTTTTGATCAGGATATGCATTCTTAAGAAGAACACCCTGCACGTTTTGAAGATCTGAAGTAATATCAGTGCTTGCTAGAGCCAGGAAGGCATCACGGGTCGGGCCAGTCGAAAATTTATCCTCCGCCGAGATCACTTGCAACATGGTGCGCGCGTCATTGCCTAATAAAATTCTTTCTATATTGTTTACATCATTACGCGAAATTTCACTTGGCTGGTCCCCGTTAACCCCCCCTGTTGCGTTGATGTAACTCACTGATGATGAGTACAAATCGCGCATCAGAAGATCTTCTTTTTCGCGGAGCCACTGACCAAGTAAAGCCGTGAATTTTGTAAGGAGTTTGTCGTTTTCCCAGAGTACGACTTGCTCATTGATAACTACGGTTTTGGCGTAGATTTCAACTTTAGCGTCAATATCTGTACGTTGGACAACTTCCGGAGCCGGATCGATACCGGAGCCGTCTAATTGACCGCCGTCTGTGGAGAGACGCTCATATCTGGACATACGGATTGTTCTTCCGATGTGCGATTCAGCGTAGTGGAGGTCTGCTCCGAAAGAGTGAATTAAGTTGAACATGGGTGTCGAGAGCAGGTCCTCGCTAAATTGCAAAGGAAGCTCTGGGGCCATGTTGTTGATGTTGGTAATCCCAGATGACATTTTGAACCTAAGTAAAATTTGTTTATTTCGTGTTTTCTGCGAAAAAAACTTTACTGCTTAGGTTGGCGATGCCTTATATCAGCCAGGATTTATAGGTTAGCGAAGCCTATTTGTAGCGCTGGCGTAAATTTAACAACTAAAATATTTTATGACAATAGAGAGAATGAAGAGTTTATATAATTTTAATGATATAAATGAATGAATCTGTTATTAAAGATGGATAGTGAGGAAATTATGAGTCAATACATAGAAATTTTAGTGACATTGGGTTTTTTGGGAGCGTTGATGTGGGGAATGATGAAATTTCTTTTGAGAGATATTCAAAAGGATTTATCCGATCTGAAGAGCGATATTAAGGAATTCAGGACAGAATTAAAGAGTGATCATCATAGAAGTGAAGCTCGCATCGATCACCTATATGAAGAAAACAATCGGCTCTATCATTTGATTTTGGAAAAACTGAACCAGAAGTAAAGCTGCTTTACAATAAAAATGAAAACCGAAAGAGTTGACCGCTCTTTCGGCTTTGAAGTTGCGGATTTGCATCCCCGCTCTTATATAACTCTCATCATAACTTCTGCCATATAGGATGTAAAGCGGCTTTACATTTAAATCTTATCCCACATCCGACCCTTTAGGTAATGTCTCCATCCTGCATCGTCAAACACTCTTTTGTATTCCGCTCTTCGATTTAATTCGGATAAGGGGGGCCCTTTTTTTCTAACCTTAGGATTTATCAGGCTGTCCGCTTTCTTTTTCTCATAATATTCTATTTCATATTTCTTTCGATTTGTGCGCCTGCAGGCTTCACAAAGACGGTGTTGACCTGCTGTACGTCTAACATCCCCGTTGCATTGGATGCATTTTGAATTATAAAATTGATCTGCAATACATAGCGTTAGATTATCAAAATAGTTCTCACACGCATCTGAACAAAATATCTGGTAGTGTTTGACCTGCAAGAACGTTTTATCACACCTAGGACAGCAAAAATCTTCCCGCGTGCGGATTTTAGGGCTTTTTTCTGCAACGTAACGTAGATTTAATTCCGTCTTAGGCTTGGCTGCCTTCAACTTCTTTGCTGGTTTTTCTTTCAAAAAACATCTCCTTTAATCTTTTAAGTAAACTCATTCTTTTTGGACCTTGGATAGCCCTTACATACCGATCTTTTAGCAAAACTCTCTGATCGTAGGTGAGGCTATCAAAGAATTTATTACCCACAGTTGACTTGCAAAAGGCAAACTCATGCACCTCTCATCACCTTCTGCATGCGGAGCCAATTGTCTGTCTTGCGCTTATCATCGAGAGATTGAGGGGCTGTATCGCCGACTTGAGTCTTTCCAGCTACGCTCATGGCTTGAGGTTTATTGAAGTTCCTCTCAGCTTTCGCCTGCTCTTTCTTAGAATTAAGATTTGGGACAAGCTTCTTCACTGACTCATAGACTGTCTGCCATTTTTCAAATCCTTCGGGCATATGCCTAAATGATTTGGCAATCGATGGATAATGATATTCGAGATAGTCGACGTTCTCAGGACTGCAAACCTCATGAAAGTCCGGCATGGCGTTTTTAATGGTAATAGGAGTCTCTTCAATCTCTTTTTGCCGTCTGAATTCTTCTTGCTTGCGATCTCTGTCGGCAATGATAGTCTCTACCTGCCTGCGTATTCTTTCATCATCTGATATGTCATCTTCATCTACCATTCTCCTACCATTATCTGACGAATTGGTAGAAGACTTGTTAAGGAGTGCTTCCATTGCAGCTTTTAGAGCTTGCGCTTCAGCCTCTTTTTCAGATGCTCTTCTCTCGGCATCGATCTTTTGTTTGCGATCTATTTCACGGGCTTCTCTAAACTTTTTCCAGTTGATTTGCTCTTGTGTTTCTGGCTCAGTATTAGTAGGTGTTTCTTTAACTTCAGGTTGTGTATTATCTAATTCGAGTTTTTTTTCTTCTGTTTCCATTTTAGGTACCTATGAGTGATGTTGAAAATTTAAATGAGTTTATTAATCCCGATGTGGAAGCTCCGCCAAAGGTCGATCTAAAAAAAGACATGGCGCATTACCGCAAGACATTGGCCTACATGGGAGCGAATTTGCCCATCCAAGTGCTATGTCTTCCGAAAGTCCTAGAAAAAGCATTACTTAAGGAGGGGTTGGTCCGTGTTTATGATTTGATTAGCCGTGATCTTGGAGAAATCGAAGGGGTCGGCAAAGGTAGAATCGATCTGCTTACAGCCCGCCTTGATGAGTTTTTCACGGTTAGCATTTAGATACTCGGTTTCACTCAGCATTTTGATGTCATGCTGTTTCCGAATGAACTGCCAAAAGCACCCATCGTAAAACGCCATACTCCATTGCTTCATTTGTACAAGCTCTGCTGGCACAGATTGAGCCAAATAGAGTCCTTCCATGACTTGAGCTTGCGGAAGTATCCAAAGCCTTTTCTCAAGACTATCTTTGCGCTTGTTATATAGAAAAACTCCTTGGTCTGGCCGAGGAGAGGGAAGATAGGGCCATCCAAAGAATTTACGCCTTCTGACGCCCTTGATTAAGGGATCATCTGCCCATACGTAGCATACGCAATATTCATCTTCATCGATCTTCTTGTTATAGATTCGGATGCATTCCTGAATATGGACGCCCATATCATCGGTAACGGCATGCCCAATTTCTAGGGGATCGTAACGAATGGAATCACGTATGGCGTTATAGGCCAATGCTCCTACAGATTCGCGCGTCATTAATAATCCTCAGGATAAGTTATTTCAGCCCAATGCGTGAATTTCTTTTCTCTTTCGTGAGCAACCTTCATTAATCCAGCCATCTCTGCCGGAAAAAAAGAAATCCAAAAATAATTCTCAGCTTTATCATATTGAGCAATGCATGGAGTCCCTTTCCACAAAGCCAAAAATTGCCTATCAAAAGGCATATCATTCCTTGTTTGCACAGTCTTCCAGTCGATCATTAATGGTCTTCTTTGTTAACTTTTACATAGACTGTCTTACGTTCGCTTGAACGCTTAGGGGCAAAGTCTGATCCCTCAGTGGCTTTCATATTCTCAGATGGTTCATTGGTGTTGTATCGGATTTCCCAATGCTGGGTTTTAGGTGGTGGGCTTTTCTCTTTCTTTTTCATGGCATCCTCTTGTTAAAAAAGCTCCAGAGCCTTGAGTTTTCGCCTCAGTAAATCACTACATAAGCTCAAAACACTGGAGCACTATAATTAATACTTCATTTGGTTTTGCTTTACATAAGAGGCAAGCTTATCTTGCGACTCTTTCAAAGCTTCTGGGTTTGGCTTATCTGTGTATCTAAGATCACATTCGCCCCCCATTTCTGATTGCGATTTTTCCCAATGGTCTGAACCCATTTTTGATTGATGATTAGACATTCCTTTCATCAGTGGGATATTTTTTCCTTTTGCCATATGTGCCTCCTTAAGGATTTAGGCTTGTTTATTTTTTTTTGTTTTTATGAATAACTTTTTCGGCAGTTGCATGTGTTTTTTCTTGAAGCGACGCTTTTTTTTCCTTTTGCTTTCGCTCATCTACTGCATGTTTCTTAACTAACTTATGTCTTTCTTTTTGGGTGACGCCTTCAGCATATTCAGCTTCATAATTCTTTATTGTTTTTTGATGTCTCTTTTTTTGCCCCTCACGCACCATTTCCTTGAGGGAGTGTTTAGCAACACCTGCTAACTTAGGGATTTTTTCTTTAGCATGTCTTTTCGTTTTTGCATTGGTGTGAGCTTTTCCAAAAGCGCGAAGAGCTTCCTGCCTTCCTTTTTCTCTTTCTTGAAATGACTTTTCCATATAATGCCTATTGATTTACTAATTGCGGTTGAGGTTGGTTTGCTAGCTTGATAGCCTGTGCTATGTCTAGTGAGCTTCTGATCTGCTCTAAGTCCATTGTCTCTAGCTCGATCATCATTTTGACAAGGCCGAGGTCTGATTCCATCTTCCTGCGCTCAGTATCGGCTTTGATATCCGAAATATTCGCAATCTTCTCTTGAGTAGAGGCCATGATCTCTTGTTCTTTGGCAAGGTCTGTGCGAGATTTAGCGTAGAGAGCCATTATTTTTGCGTTATCGGACTTCTCTTGCTGCTCCATTTGCGCTTGTTGCTGTTGTGATTGCTGTTGCGATTGTTCGGCTGCGTCCTCTTCCGCTTGTTTCTTGTTTGTGAGGAAGGCAGCTCTCCAGATCGTCTTATCAGCTACAGTCATTCCTATCTCTTTGAAGTGTAGAAGCTGCTGAAGCTCCATTTGTCTCTGCGATGCTGAATAATTTGCCTCTTCGACCGTAACAGCGTACTTGAGAGAATGAGTGGTAAAGAATCGCTCATTAGGTGCATGACCAAGGATGCTTGCGATCTTACCTTTGCTGAAGTTCTTACGAATTGCTTGAAGTCTGATCTTACCGTAGAGTCGTTGGGTATAGTCCAGTTTATCAAAAATTGTCTGTAGTGTCGTAAGTCCTGCACCCTGACGTAACATCGAGAGAATTCCAGACTTGTCATCAGTCGCCGCGCCCAAAAGCTCTTCATTTACGCCCGATATTTTGGTTATGTCTTCGCTTAATCCCCTTGAGAGTTCCATAATAGATTGAGGCAAAGCCGCAGGCTCTATGCGTTGGATTTCATTTGCAGCATGGCCAGATTTAAGAGGGATTAAGAAGCCTTGGCCAGATTGTCTGAATGCTTTGGGGTCTACGACTGCATCGACTGGATATATCCATCCTGAATTTATTTGAGATTGGAGAATGTCCATCTCAATAACTTTCCTCATATTGTAGAGGTATTGAGCATCCCGAAGATTGCGGACGATCCCCTGCACTCTCCATGCGTAAGATTGAATGTCTGGCTCATGATAACAAAGTGATGGCACGAATGGGTATGCGTCGATTCCTAGAAGGTTCTTCCCATGATAGAGGGGACGGCCTCCAAGGCAGATGCATAGCTTTACTGTGGGCACCTGTACTTTCTTTATCACAAGCCAAGGTTGTTGAGCGAGCGTGCGCTCCATCATGTCATCTTCTTCTTCCTCATCATCTTCCCATTCGACGGCCTCTCCTGATTTGGGATCTAAGACGATTACGGCTTCACGTGAGGAGCGATAATGAAATTCGTCGTAAGAGAAGAGCTGATTTGTCGCCATATTAAGAAGCTCAGCTTGAAGGGGGAAACGCCCATCTTTAAGCCCAGAAGGCCTCATCTTAGCGATTTCCTTAGCATGGCCAGGAAGAAGAGATTTAGCAGCCTCTTGATTTACCCACCGTCTACGCCAAATGAATGAGCAATCGGTTAGGTCTTGCTTGCGGAAGTAAGGATCTATGAGGAAGTTGTTGTAAGATACATTATCAGTAAATAAATCGCCGCTGATAGGATCGAGAGTGTAATCAGGATACAAATGAAGAAGGGACATGCCAGTATCACAACTTCCTTCAAAAGCTTGGCTAAGATATTCTTGGAATCCATCTCTGTCTTCACTCCATTTTAGGACTGCGTTATATTCATCAGCGAGCCCATCGTTGTCTTGATTAGGTATTGTAATAGTAGATTTTCTGTTCTTCCGCTGGAATCCGCAAATCATGTTTTCGTGACGGCGTATGAGGTTGAAGAAGAATCTACGTGACTGATAGTAGTTATTATCTCCATAGATCATGGACCAGAGAGTTTGATCGCCTACCTTGAATCGTTTGTCGATGCTTCCTTGTTGCCAATAGGCTGCATTTGCAGGATAGGAGCTTTGATAGTAGTGATCCATCATCTGGCGCATGTTCTTAGCGTCTGATTCGTTTCCGTCGATGTAGCCTTCGCCTAAGCTATATCCGCCAGCTGCGTTTTCGTATGATCCCATTAGGAATTCCTTATTTAATAATATCCACCAGCTGCTGCCATATCTCCAAACAAACTGTCTTGATTTCCGTAAACATTTCTTCGAATTTGATCGATGGTAAGGTGCTCATCGGGATTGTGAAGCTCACCAGTAGGAAAGGCTGAAAAGATGGCATACCTAAGAGCGTCGGCCATATGCTCAAACTTCTTAAGAGGCTTATCCTCCCCTCTGTTTGCAGCATCTGGACACCATGAATAGGAGTTCAATACATCTATGAGAGTACGGCACCCTTTCTGAATGACTAGATTGTTTCCTGCTATGAATTTAGATACGATCTTGATCCCTGGAATGACGTCGTTTCTTGCATCTAGTACGGGGAGATTTCTTCTTCTCAGCTCTAGCTTAAGACTGGCAGCGGAAGGGTCTACATAGATGGCGGAAACGTTGTGGTAAGAGACAAAATCCTTTATGTCTTTCGCGAGTTCGTCGTCCGTCTTTTGTCGGCCCTGTTTAACCGAATCATAATAATACTCCTTTTCAACCGTAATCTGAGGCCAACGGTTAGGACGTACACCGCATAGAACGGCAGCAGTGGCGTTACTAGTGCCGTAATCAACACCCACGACATAGTAATTAGGATTGTCTTGAGGATGTTCGTAGAGATTTTCTTGATCAAATGCATCATAAATTAAACCATGAGCTACCGCCCACTCTCCTAATATGTATCGTTTGTACCACATGCCCGTGTACATCTTCTTCATGCGCTCAACGTAATCAGCTGTAAGAGAGGGATTGTCTTCCATTAGGAAGGTCCAAAACTTCACCTCTTTCTCTTGCGCTTGATCGATGATCTCTTTCTTAAACCAATGAGCTGGACCTTCAGGGTTGCAAGTGGCTAGAAGCTTAGCTTTAGGAATTCGAAGCCGTCCGATTAGCATATTCCAAACGTTTTGAGGCATAGTCACAATCTCATCACAATAGGCAAGAGATAGCGTCATCCCTTGAATGTCTTTGACTGCTCCTTGGTCATGGACTCCCTTGAAGTAGACATCTTTCCCGTACAAGCGCGTTTGCATGCACTTTGGGGATGGAAGAGGAAAGCCTAGGTTTTTGTACAGAAGGCTTAAAACGTTATGCTGAATCGTAGTTCTGCTTACCCCTGTGATTAAGACATCACCCATTGGGCCTTCTCTTAAATCCCTAACCAATGCTTTGACGCTTATGTGAGTCTTACCAGAACTGATAGCTCCAACCCAAATATTGAATGGAGAGTCGGCCTGCATGTAGCTTAGATTTTGCTTAGGGCTTAGGGTCATGGATCAGCTTTTTCAATTTGTCGATTTCGTATTGGAGTCGAATGTTCTGGTCTTCTAGCTGTAAAATCATCTCTCTCGGAGGAAGATCGTCTTTAACTTTTGTCTCAGGCTCTCTCTGCTCTAGCCATTGCTTGCCCAGCCAAATAGCCATGCTTGCATTCTTGCGGCTCATTGCAAATTGATTGCGTCTAAGGGAGCATTTCCCGCCTTCCGAATACTTTTTATATATGCTCGGATAATCCTCTTCGTACTTCTCTCTTGCTCGGATGATCAGAGTCTCATGATGAATCTTCAAGAAGCTTGCGATTTCTGATTGCGTGCATTGCAAAGCGCACAAATCTTCAAACTGGTTCCAGTCGATTTCTTTTTTAGGACGTCCAGCCGTTTTTACTTCTTTAGCAACCGCCATTTATTGTTTCTCATCTTTCGGAAGAGGAGGATCTTGAGGCTTTGGCATCCAGTAATAGACATTTCGATAGGCGACTCCAAAGGAGCTACACCACCCGCATGTCCTATAAAATTTACATGTCAACTGAACATAGGTAGCTGGTAACGAATATGAATCGCTCAGCATACATCCCCATACTTCCTCCCCGTCTTTTGGCAATCGAGTGTGTACATCTACCCAGCCAGTGCATAGTTTCATCGCAGTACCATCACCGCTTTGAGTTTGATATCTTCTGGCTCGCCCTTGAATTCTTTAAGACACTCGTCTAAGCATTGTTTAATCACTTCATCCCA